TTGGACAAGAAGGCAATCGCGGCTCTGCGAGCCATGCTGCTCAAGCTGCCCGCCACCGGGGAAGACGGGTTTGAAGGGCTGCTGGCCGTTGTTCTAGCCGAAATTTCGGGAGTGCCGTTCCGCCTGTCCGGCAGCGGATCGCAGTTTGGCATGGATGGCAAGTCGGCCTACGAGGACGACGCCATCTGCTTCGAGGCAAAACGCTACGATCGCAAGATTCCGAAAAACGAAGTCATTACCAAGATTGCCGAGTTGACGATCGACGGTGGGAGCGGGGTCGATCTGTGGGTACTTGGCGCGACGACGTCCGTCAGCACCCAACTTGCGGACAACGTTCTGGAAATCAGCGAAAGAAACGGGATCAGTACGCTTGTGCTGGACTGGAGCAGGGCGGATCTTCCGGCACTCGCGGTCGCCCTGGCGATGGCCGCAGAGGCGGCTGCGGAGTTCATCGGCCGCAGCGCGGGAGACGGGCGCGGAGTCCGTGCCAACGCATTGGCATCACTCAAGGCAGTGGAGGACGACGAGCGGTTTGCGAGACATGCCGCGAGAATCCGTGGGTTGCTTCGAGAGCCGACAATCGGCACCTCGCTGGCAGTGCGCAACAATCGCCGCTGGCTCGAGGACGTTTTCGGCAGCCAGCAAAGCGCCAAGCGCCATCTCCGGCAACCCTTGGCCCCCGGCGACGCGGCATTGGGCAACCCGTTGCCGAGGGAGTCGCTGGTCTCCGAAATGGGTTCGTTCCTTGCATCCCGGCCAGCCGGAAAAATTGCCGTCATCGTCGGGGACGAAGGAAACGGCAAGTCGTGGTTGTTCGCACAAAGCTGGTTGTCGCAGGCGGACCGGCCGTTGATGGTGGTGTTCACGGCTGACGAGTTCAGCGATGCTGCAGCGGTCGGCGATGTCATCGGCGCGCTGATCGACAAGCTTGTGGCGCAGACTGGCGGCAGGAAATCGGAGTCCGCTGTAACACGGTGGCTCCGGACCTTCAACAGGTGGCGCAAGACAGAAACGCCCGCCTCGCCTCGCCTGGTGGTCGTGATCGACGGGATGAACCAGCGACCGCAGCTCGACTGGGGGCGGATCGCCAACGACATGAGCCACGAGTTGGGCAGGATGGGCGGGCAGCTGGTGCTCACCACGCGCACCGTGCACTACTCGGCGCACGTGAGGAGACGCCTGATTGCATCCACCGTAGTGATTACCGTGCCGGAGTGGACAGAGACCGAGCGCGACTTGATCCTCGAGGGGCACGGCATACGCGTAGACGAACTGCCCGAGACGGTGGCCACGTCGCTGCGCAATCCCAGACTGCTTGCAATCGCATTGGAACTGCTGCATGGATCGCACATCAGGCAGCTCGAACAACTCAGCATCAGCCGGCTGCTTTTCGAGCACATGCGCATCTACGGTGAACGGGACAACCCGGTTCCACGTCCTGCACACGAGTTCGCACGCGCGCTCAGGGAGCATGCATATGCGATCCTGGAGAGGATCGACAGGCAGCAGATTGACGACCTCAAAGTCTTCGACGGCGGTCTGGAAGCGGTATCGGACGGACGATTCTTCGTCCAGCTCGAAGATGATCCGACGCGATACCGGCTGGATGAAAGCGGTCTCACGCTCGCATTGGGCTTCGCGATCGTCGATGAACTGCGCACGGCCAGGCGCAATGGGCGCGATCTGACGGCCACGATCGAGGCGATGATCGAACCAATCGCCTCCCTCGATCGGACCTTCGACGCGGTGCTCGCCGCGCTTACCATTTCCTGCCTTGACGGCGACTGCCCGGTGGAGGTCGGTGCGGCCATCACGTGCGCCTTCGCCGGATTGCAGAACCCCGATGCGGACGAATTCCCGGCGTTCTGTCTGCTGGCCGAAGGCCGGCCGGAAGTTTTCATGCAGGCGGCGCGCCAACTGTGTCTGGCCCCTGACAATCCATCCAACTTCGACTGGGTGCAGGCTGCGCTGCACGCCGCGAAGCAGAGGGATTCTGCATGGACGGCGATGATCCCGATCCTGCAATCATGGTTGGGACACTATTCCCTGGCTCCCGAGGCAAGGATGTATTCCATCCGCTCCGGTGGTGATGCGGGCAAGGTGGAGGAGGAACGGCGCAAGCGGCAGGCGGAGATTGAGGCCAAGATCGTTGCGCTTTCACCGACCGAGAAGGCGCTGCTGGACGAGCTCACGAGGAACGACGGCGATGTCGATGCCCTCGCGCACCTCGCCCTGGCGCTGATCGCGGGAAAGCCGGTTGCGCCGTTCTCGAGGGCGCTGCTCCACTGGAGCTTCGCCGGTGCGCTGAACATGGGATTCTCCTGTCCCTACGACCAGTTCATCCATCTGGTCCGGTTCAATCGCGTCGACTGGCCGGAAGCGCGCGATGCCATAGTGGAGGCGGGCAGTATGTTCGCCGATGCCGGTGTGTCGCGAACCGGCAAGTGGGCGCACGTGAATCTCCTGCGAGCGACAGGAGATCCTGCCGCGGCATTCCAGGAGCAGGCTCTGCTGCTCGAACTGACTGCCGATCGGCCAACATTCGAGGGGTGGCGTCGCGTCGAGAGGTACTGTGCGAGCGATCCTTGCGACCCGGAGAGCCAGAGGCCGGACAACATCACGGAAACGGCGAAGGGCTACGCCGACATCGATGTCGCGAAGATCCGCCTGTTCATGGGGCCGTCCGGCGACGATTTGCATTTTGCGGATGCCAGGGCAGGGCTGGCGCGATTCGAGCCGTCGGTGGCAATCGCAAAGCACCGGGAGTTCATGGGCCATGTCATCTCCCGGACAGGGCTGGCGTTGCGCCAGGGAACTTTTGAGATGGGTCACCACAATGCCCTTCTGACTGCGGCACAGGCCAAGGAAATGGCGTCTAGCGTGGAGGCTGGAGTTATCGCCAGCGCCGCTGCAGCGCTCAAGGGAAACGAGCCCCATTTCATCGCGCAGTATTTCCTGCTGGCCGCGTTTCCGCTGCTGAGTGCCGACGAGCAGGTCAAGGCCCTGCTGTCGCCGCATACGGAAGGCAACCCGTTGCTTTCCGTTCTATACATCGCCAAATCGCTCGAGCAGTCAGCATATGAAACGTTGCTGCTGGATACAATTCGTAGCGGGGACGAGCGCGCATTGATCGTCGTCCTCGCGTTCGGCGCCCACTCCGACACTCTCCTGTCCGATCGCGTTCTCGATCGCTTCCCCGAGCTCATGGGGAGCGAGGTGGAGACGGTCCGCGCGCTCACCTTGTACATGGCCTTGAACGCTGGCGACCAACGAGCGATCGAGTCGGTGGTGAAGAGCGGGTGGTCCGCCAGGAACCTCGACGGCAGGGGCGGCTACGAAGCGTGGTACGGGTCCCATGTAATCCTGGAGGCGGCCAGTCTTGGAATGCTGGCCTGTAGCAATGCGCTTGACCGCATAGCTCCCGAGCTCTATGGCCAGGCTGCGAAGAGACTCGGCGGCGATGCGGGCGCCACGGTTGCGCGGTGTATCGATGCCTCGATCAGGAAAGCGGCCGGCTTCGAGGTGGATGTTGCCGTGCCCGTCATCGAGATAAATCAGCGGTGCGAAGACAAGTTCGAGCCTGTGCGCTACCAGGTCTCGGCGCGGCCGGAAGAACGCAACGACCTGACGGAACTGATGCGCGATGACGAGGACGAGAACGACAGATTCGAGGAGCAGCAACGGCTTTCCCATGCGGCTTTCGACGTCTTCAAGGCGAAGCTGACCGCGGCGGACGCGGCGATCGTCCTGGACAGGTTGCACTTTAGCGAGTTCAAGAAGATTGCCGAAGCGGATAGAGGGCTCGCGGAGGACTGGGCGGACCTGTTTTTGGGGTTGCCGAAGGCTCGTCATGGTGGCGTCCACAACTTGGGGCTGCTGCTGGCGCACGCGATCGCCGATTGGAATCCCGATCTGGCGGCGCGGCTGTTCGAAACGCTGCACGCAAGCGAGCCATATGTCAGGAACAGCTTTGGTCGCATTGGACTGCCATTGGCTGGACTGGCCCTTTGGTCGGCTCAGGATCACGCTCTGCTCGACGCCATCCGTAGTCGGCGCCTGGACGGAGCCATCAACGACGACGAACTCGCCCTGGAAGTGCTGACCGCGCTTTGGAGCGGCAAAGAGGCAGCCCTGGAGCGTTACGTCGAGGAAAATCTGGAGAGCGGAGAGCCGTCCAGAATGGCTCGAGCATTGATGGTGACGGGACTGTCGGGCCAAGGACAGGAAAATGCGGCCGTGTTGGCGCGGTACAAGGGTACGCCGGGCTTTATCGGAGCTGCGCAGTCCGCGGCTGCGTACGCGTTTGAGCGCCATGCATGGGCGATGCACTGGCACGGGAAGATGCTCGAAGCGGCGACTCCTGAGGACTTCTGGCGCTTCTCGGTGCTGTTTCTCAAGGTCGTCGATGGACGGTTCGATGTCTTTTGCCAGGACGACGGGGCTGCTTCCGTTCCCTATCGGCTGTTCTGGCCTGGCGTCGAAAGCCAGTTGAAGAACCGCTACCAGAGGGTCCGCGCAGAACGAAAGAAGAAGCTATTCGGGGAGAAGTCGCCAGAAAAGGAATTCTTATCCCCGTGGAGACCTGCCGTAGAGTAGCCAACTACCTTATTTGAGCAGCCGTGCCGCGGGATTGTCCTCTGCTGCACCTGCTTGAAAATACCCAATCACGCTCGCCACGGATCGGTGCTCGGTCATCGCCATCACCGCCGGCAAGGGCACGCCTTGCTTGCCAGCTTCGGTGACAAATCCCGACCTGAGACTGTGCGCCCCGAAGTCGCCTTCCAGCCCAGCCAGACGAGCACGACGTTTGACGATTGCGGCTACAGAGCCCGGAAGCAGGGCAGGGCCGACCCGCCCCTTCCATACCCGCCGGAAGATCGCCCCCTCATGAATCCCCGCCGCTTCCAGCCAGGCGGTGAGCGCGTCGGCGCTGCGTCCCAGGATCGGCTTGTCTGGCGTCGAATCTGCCTTCACCCCAGCCTGCTGGGTCTTCGAGTACTCCAGCCGATAAATGTAGCCGTCCTCGCCGACCTTGCGCAGGTCGCGCATATCCGCGGCCGCGATCTCGCTACGCCGGCGCCCGCCACTGGCAAAGCCAAAGCAGAGCAGGGCACGGTCACGCAGGCCTTCTAGCGAGTCATCGCAGATGGTCAGCATGGCTTCGAGCTCGGTTCGGGTAACCGCGGTCTTCTTGGTCGGCCGCTCACCGCGTTTGACCGCGGCTCGCCGGGCTCGGCTGAGCAACGTCCTGACAGTGGGCAACTCACAGGGGTTGGCCAAGCGCTTGAGCTTGTGCGCGGTCGATAGCACGGCCATGCGCTGGACCACGGTCGACAGTTTCAACGGCCCAACTCTGGCCTTGAGGCCGGCCGCAACCAACGCCTGATCCAACGCTGGCGGCAGTTCGCTGACCAGCCCCGTCTTGTTCTTGCGCTGGATGTGGTCTACCAGGAACTGGATCACCACAGCCTCGCTGACCGGCAGGCTTAGGTCGATGCCGTAGCGGCCTTGATGCCAGCCAGCCCAGTAGCGCAGGGCGGTCGCGTAGCTGCGCGTGGTGTTGGCGGCAGCCGCTTCCGCGAGCAATTCGCGCACGGCGTCCGCGGCTTGCTGTGCCAACTGCTCGGGCAGCACTAGGTTGGAGGCCGTCGCGGGGCTGGTCAGTAACGTGCCATTTCTTTTCATACTATGTAATGTACGTTATGGAATAGGTTGCCTACTAACGATAATCATCACTTATCGCCGGTAATGCAATAGCAGAGTAGGGTGCGGCAGTAGGAGACAGTCAATGGCCCGTGGAGTCACTGAAGAACAGGTTCACCGTGCCGCCGATGCCATAGTGGTGAGCGGCGGGAGGCCAACCGTTGAACGATTGCGCCAGCACTTGGGTACCGGCTCCGCAGGCACCCTGGCCAAATGGCTGGATACCTGGTGGCAGGCACTCGCCGCGCGCCTGGTTGCCCACGGGCGGCAGATGGCGCTACCGGAGGCACCTCAATCGGTTGCTGTGCTGGCCGGGCAGCTGTGGCAAGAAGCCCTTACACAAGCACGGGACGTGGCAGAGGCGCAGCTGGAGGAAGTCCGACAGACCGTAGAGAAGGAACGGGGAGCCTTAGCCGAGCAACAGCGACGCTTGGAAGCCCTTGAGCAGGCTGCCCACTCGGCCGCGGCATTGGCTCAGACGGAGCGAGACGTAGCCCTTGCCCAACTAGCTGAAGGCCGCCAGCTAATCGCACAGCTGCAGCATCAAGCGACCGATCTAGTTGGACAGCGGGATGCGGCGCAGGCACGCGTCGGACGCCTTGAAGCTGAAGCGACCGCGCTCGCCCATCGAGTCGAGGAGCTACAAGTCCAGGCTAGGGAAGCACGGACCGCATTCGAATCAGAACGCCGCGTCTTCGAGGATCGTGCCCACCAGGAAGTCGACCTCGCACGGCAGGCGGTCAAGGCACTTCGATCGGAAATGGGAGCCGCCCTGAAGGCGGCCGAGACATCGTTGGCCGCGGCCAACGACACCCGCGACGCGGCCATGCGGGAAACCGCTCAGTTGCGAGGGGAGGTGGCCGCGTTGCGCTCGCGGGCTGAGGCGCTCGAGGAGCAGTTGAACGCACAGCGGGTAGCCTTTGCTGCGCTGCCCTCCCTCAAGAGTGTCGCTGGGCGGAGACGGCGTGGGCCCCAGCGTGCTCACCCTACCAGGAAGGAATAACGCTCAACTGAAGAAGGAACTCCTCAGGTGTCGGTTCCAAAGTCTGACCGGTCGCCCAACTTTGACCAAGAACTGGCTTGAAGTTCCTCACCCGGCGCTGGGTGAGTCGCCGGGTGACGCCCTCGCCCGCGAAGACGGAATGGAACGCGTCCTACGGATCTTCGCAGCGTCGGCCCATGGGGTGCACTTTTGAAATTCCCAAAGTCCAGCCTCGTCTATGGCTGAGCGGCGGGCCGATCTAACGTTGTCATCCAATCCCGATCTAAGAATCGGGGCGCTCGCATGGCTGCACGCTAAATGCCTTTGGATCTTTCAGCACCGCTAAGACGGTCGGCCCAGCCGCGAATGAACTCTTCTTGCTCTTTCGTCTCAATTGCACCTACTCGGGCCTCCCGTACGGCCTTCATCACAGCCTGGGAATCCTGGTATTCACCGGTCTGCAGCAACAGCATGGAGGCCACGGTGCCCGCGCGGCCGAGCCCGCCTTTGCAGTGCACGACAACGCGCCCCCCAGATAAGATGCTCTCCGCGAGCTTCTGGCCCACGTCTCGCCAGGTCCCAAGCCACCGCTCGTCCGGCGCGGCGCCATCGACAATAGGTAGCCCGTACCACTCCAAGCCCTGCTCAGCGGCTCGATGGGGGAGCTTCTCAATACGCAGCTCCTCAAATTCCCATGGCTCGATAAGTGAGACAAGGATCGTGGCACCCCAGGCCTTGATAGCTCGTAGGTCCTCGTCTAGGTCCCGCGCCCAAGAACCGGTCATAGCGGCTGGCTGGTGTTTACCCGGCGCGAAGGTGATTCCGACAGCGCCGCCTTGTCTACCGATACGCAGTTCGGCGATTCGGAGCGGATGCGTCTCGCTTGTCCGGATTGAAGGTGGGGTACTGTTCGATTCCAATCTTAACTAGACCTGGGGAAGTGAGGGTTACGATAGCCTTCATCGGTCAGTCTCGTATCACATTTCGCCACTGACGCGATTTTTGCCATGAGCAGTCTAGACGACCCTACACAGGAAACGGTGTTCCAGGCCATGGAGGAGCTTCTCGCAATCGGGAGGTTCCCGAATGCCATGAATATTCAGGAGCATCTCAATTGCACTGGTGAGTCAGTCAAGATCAAGATCTCGACGCATGCAAAGGCTTGGATACGAGGACTCGGGCCATCATACCGAAATGTGACCTTGGCGTCGCTCCGGTCAGGGGCGCTCAGCGAAGATTTTGGCGAGCGAGTGGCGAGAACTGTTCACGTTTTTAAGGGTGAGTTTACCGCGAGGCATGGTGACCATAAGAGGCGCGAGACTGAGGTTCTGGAGCGTGAACGCCAACTCGAAGTAAAGGAGGCTGCACTAGATAGGTTGGTGGCTAGGCTTGGCGGCTGGTTGTGCCTCGAAGATCGAGAAAATATTTTAGGTGAGCGCGAGGCTTTCCTGAGCGAATGGGAAACGCGGCTGCGGGAAGCTGCTGCCGCTTTAGATGAGTTCGAGTTAGAAAGATTGGCTGCTGGCAGGGCCTTGGGACAGGCAAAGCTCCGACTTGAGGCACTAGCCTGTAGACATGAAGAGGCAACCGCGAAACTTCGGATATCAACCTCGGAGCTTGAGGAGAGATATCGGCAGGATGAAGAGTATAGGAATGCGGTCCGGCGAGCCATCGACCCTCTGGAGCCGTTAAGCAGAGCTTGGCTAGTCGCGGAAATGGACCGCCTATTTACGTGGGAGCAAAGATTGAGGGCTCGTGAACGAGAGTTGATCGAAGCCTCAAATGACTTGGATGAGCTGGAATTGGAGCGGGATTCCGCGATTAAGCGAGAGTTCCGAACACGCATCTCACTAAACGGACAAGAAAGAAAAGTTAACGAGATGCGGGTTGAAATGACTGAACTGTCTCGGAAGCTTGTGGCAGCAGAGCGCTTATGCGAGACGCTACAGTCGCAGCGAACTTCAAAGCTGTTTGCTTCGTGGCGGGACTTGATTCGCGAGCTTTGGGCTGAGAGCGGCCAGCAGTCCAGTTAGCTAGGGCACGAGTCCAGTCTAAGTTCACCCGATCCACTTTAAGAAGGTCGCTCGAGATGAGCCGGGTCAGCTGGCCCGCATAATGACATAATGTGCATTATGCGAAATGTCCGATGGGTCTGGACGATCATGAAGCTGTGGCTGTCAGATCGCCTCCGCCGAGCGAAGCCATCGCCCGGCGACAGCAACATCGAGGCTTTTGCAGCATGGATTTGACCGAGACAGCCAACCGCCCGCCGTGCTGGCCAGCTGGCCAGCCTTGTCCAAACAACTGCGCCGCCCAGGTGCGCGACATGATCGCCCTCAACCATTGCCGACTGCACGGCCCGTGGGCCGGCTGGCGACTGGCCGGCCGCGAGCTGGTCAGCCCCGACGGCGTGCGCCTTTCAGCCGAACGCGTGCGCGGGCTGGCTTGGCGCCAGGAGGCCGAACAGCGCCTGGAGCGCGTGCGGGCGCGGAATACAGCCCGAAAAGCAGGATTGCGCGGCGATGTGACCGTAATCCGCATGCCCCTGCGCGATTGGCACCTCGAACGCTTCGGCAGCAGAGCCGGCTAACGCCGTATGCCCCTGCGGGGCGTGCTTGCCCGGGAAACCGGCGCTTCCCCTGTCAAACGGCCTGATCGGCTGCGCTAAAGCCCTGGCGTGGCGTGCGGGCGTGGGTTGCAGCCGGCTCCTGCGTCGCCCTTGCGGTGGCGGCTGCCCGTTTGACAGCGCACCGGCTCCCCTCGGTCCGCTCGCCATGGCGAGCATCCGGAACACAGCGCCCGGATGCGCGCCATAGCCCACTGACAGCGAGGAAGACCATGACAAGCCCGACACTCGGACATCGCGAGATCTACAACGGCGGTATCCAGTTGCGTGATGCGTCACGGTAAACTCCCCCGGTGATCTAGGGGGATCCATGGAACGACACGAACCAACGCTGGGGCCTGCGCCTGACCTGGCCAACCTCGAATTCCGCCGATCGGTGGCGCCGCCCAGGGTGGCACCGCCGAAGCCGGCCATGGATCTGTCCTGGAAGATCGCCATCGGCGTGTTCGTCGGCCTGTCGCTGTTCGGCCTGGCCACCTGCACCGGCATGGCCATCATCGGCGCCGCAGTGCAGGCCGAACAGGAACGGCACGCAGAGGAAGTGATGGCCGAATTTCGCAGGGCAACCAGCGACCCGGATCCGTTCAGTTGGCGCGCAGCAGCGCAGCAGCAGCAACGCGAGCAGGCGCGGCAAGAGGCTGCGCGCTACGCGCTGCGACCCGGTGAGCGCTGTATCCAGGGGAAGCGCTTCCGGCGCGTGGAAAACGGCTGGATCCAGGTCAGCCGACCATGCCGATGACGGCCAGCGCGGCCAGGTGGCCGGCGTAGTAGCCCAGGAACGTCCAGCGCCAACGCGGCACCTCAACTTCTAGCCGGCCCAGCCACCACAACATCGGCAGCGCCAGCAGCGCCCAGGCGTTGCCGTTGTAGACGCACAGCGGAACCAATGCGGCCGCCAGCGACAGCCACGCCCACGCCGGCCGGTGCACGTGCCGGATGACGAGCGCCGAGGCCAGGAAGAAGCCGACGCCGGACCACTGGTAGTCCACGAACAGCGGCGCGACCAGTACCGCCAGAACCCGCACCGGCAGCGGCAATGCGCGGTCCGCTGCAGCGATGCCCAGCGCCAGCGTGAGCAGCACGTTTGCCGGAAGCCAGTAGCCGAAGGCCGACGCGTGCAGCGGTTGCACGATGACGCCGGCCAGCAGCAGCCGGCGCAGCGATCGAGACCTGGACGCGGCCGGCGCGTGTTCCAGATTCCATGCCAGGACGAACGCGAAGATCGGGAACACCACCCGGGCCGCTTCGGTCAACGCCGGCAGCTGGCCCGCGAAAAACACCTTGTTCACGTGGTCCCCGGTCATGAGTACCAGGGCGACCCACTTCAACAGCTCGCGGCCGCCGGAGGTCATAGCGCGTTCCCTGCACCGACCACCACCGCAGGATCACCACGGACCAATCGCATCGTGCCCGAGGGTTCCGGCGCGAAGCCGGCCGGCTCCGGTGCCGGTGGCGGCATGCCCTGATCCATCCGGCGCTCGCGATAGGGGTTGTAAGGCGTGCCGTACCTCGCGATGGTGCGGCACTCCGCCTGGCTGATTTCGTAGCGCGTGCCCTGCTCTGTCAGGCAGGTGCAAGACAGATCCTTCCATTCGCCCTTCGCGTTCTCGCCCGGATACGACGACATGCAATAGAGCTGCGGATCGGCCGTGACCGGTCGGTCATCGTAAACCGGTGCCGTCCAAGGCATGCTGCCGAACCGGGGAAGGTGTGCGCGGGCGTAGTCCGTGAGGGTCGCGTACTTCAACGCCGGCTTGTCGCCCTGCCCCACGGGTGCCCCGGCGGGCGGCGTTGCGGCTTGCGCCGCAATCGCCGCTTCTGTGCCGGTCAGCGAGGCGGCATAGGCGGATGGGCGGAGGGAGTTGTAGGCGATCCAACCGCAGACTGCGGCCGCGATCACCATCGCCGGCAGCGCCAGCACCTTGAACGGGATCCTGGCCTTGATAGTGTGAATCTCGGCCGACTTGTAGCGGCCGAACACTTCCTTTGGCAGGAACCGGGTCTTGCGCTGGGCAAGCTCGCGCTTGGCCTGCGACTTGATTTCCTCGTTAAGCTCGCCCCAGCTGAACACATCGACCAGCTGCGAGCCGAAGCGCCGGACAACGTGATGATGCGAGCCGATCAGACCGCGAACGAACGGATACAGCTGGTTGGGCTGCTGCGTCGTCCACACGAAGTCCAGACCGCGATGCCGGTGCTCGGCCAGGTCGAGGACATGCCTGGGCGTGGCCTGCCGCGTGGCATCGTGGAGGTGCCCGAACCACTTCCACGCCTCGTCAACGAAGATCAGCGCCCCGTCCGGGACGATGTGCTCCCCGGTCTGCGGATCCCGCTTGTTCCAGTCGCGCGGATCTTCCAACACCGCAGCGAGGCCAGGCTGCAGCCCGTCGATGCCGGCGGCGAAAAGCGGCCGTTCGGCCTTCTCCGCTTCCTGGACAAGGCGCTCCATCATGAGCGCCGTCTTGCCGTTGCCGGGCTGGCCGGTCCACAGTTCGATTGGCATTAGGGCTTGGCTCCGAACCCGCGCTTAAACAGGAACAGCCGGCCCTGCATGATTGCGTGCTTGGCCACGATGGCCGACACGATCATGGTCAGCGCCCTGTCCAGGTTGAGCATGCCCGCCCACTGCATCGCCACCGCGCCGTATTGACCCGTCGCGGATCCTTGCGCGGCGAACTGTTCAAGCTGCTGGATCGCCGGCTCGATGGCGAGTTTGATCGTGCCGAAGTTGATACCAAGCCAGACCATCGCGGAAGTGATGAACAGGCCCAGGCGCGACTTCGCCAGCCAGCCAATGCCGCGAATGATCTGCGGCCAGAAGGCACGGAACGCCTGGCCGAGCCCGGCCAGAATCGTCGGCACCAGAGCGGAAAGCCAGAGTGGCATAGGTGTCTTCCTCAGTTGCCAGCGGATGCCAGGATGCGCAGCGACAGCAGCGAGGCCATGATCAGCACCAGCCAGCCGCCAAGCGCCATCCAGTCGCAAAATGGCCCGATGTTCAGCGTGATGCTCTGCCCCAGCAGGTCAATGGTCGGCGGCGACGGACACGAGCGCGCCCAGCCATAACCCCCCGTGTTGAAGCCGTCCGAGCCGGGCGGACCGTCACCGCCATAGCCGCTCTCATCGCTGTGCGCGTCGTCCTTGGTCTTGTCCTCGGGCACCTGGTCGGCAAGGTCGCCATCGGAAACGCCGCTGGTATCCGGGGTGGGGACAGTGCCCTCGTCGCCGCCACCCGGATTCCCGCCCGGCGAACCGGCGCTACTGGCCGCGATCTTTTCCAGCAGGCACGCCGCCTTCCACTGCTGGATAAGCTGCTGATGCTCGCGCTCGTCGCAGCCGTCGCCCGCGCAGATCGGCATGCCACCGGGGCCGCAATGGCCGCCGGAAATGTTCGCCTTCTTGCGCGTGTTGCAATCGATGCGCCACTGGATGCGCGCTTGCAGGCAGTCAATCGGATTGCCCGTGCACGAAGGCGGCCGGTCGCAGGTGTCACCGCCGGAGGCCTCGTCCTTTTTGCCCGGCCCCTCCCCTTCCTGTTCATCGTCCGGCACACCATCACCGTCGGCGTCCGGGTCATCCTTGTTCGGGATACCGTCGCCGTCGATGTCGTCGTCCTCCCTGTCCACGATGCCGTCGCCGTCGCTGTCCTTGGCGCACGTGCCCTGCGAACTCATCGCCTCGCCCGCCTTGCACACGTTCTGATCGTTGACGCACTGATTGTTGGGCGCGCGGATTTGCCCAGGCGGACAGGTGTCCTCCTTGGCCTTGCAGATGCCGTTCTGTAGGGACATGCCATCCGGGCAGCTGTCCTCCTTCACGCATTCGGCACCGCGCGGGATATAACCCGCCTGGCATTCGGGCACCACCGGCTGGCAGACGTTGAGGTAACCGTTCCAGATGTAGTTGCCGTCCAACGCCTCGCACGTGGGCTTGTTGGCGCAGACCCCACCGGTCGGGCTATAGGTGGTCGTTTCGTCATCGCCGTTCTGGCGATACTTCACCTGGCATCCGTTGTCGCAACCGACCGAACCACTAGGTGGGTAGAACAGGGTTGTTTTCGACTGGCGAGAACTGCACCCGCTAACGAAGAAGTAACTGCGATAACCACCGCTAAGCCAGCCGCCACTACCGGAACGGTACTCAAACATAGAACGGTAGCTGCTGGCCCCTTGAAGCTCGCACCGCTGGTTCTGGTGCTGAAATTGGGTGCGCGTTGCAATGTAGGCGGACAGCTCCGTCATGCAGCGGGAGTACGCGGTGCCCTGATCACAGCCGGCCGCCGTACTCGAGCACTGATGCGGCAATTCCTGGGCGTCTGCGTCGAACAGTCCCGAAGCAGCCAGCAACAGGACGAGCACGAGGCGAAGCATTACTCGCCCTCCATGATGATCCACAGTGCGCCCAAGAACCCGAGCAGATAGAGCCAGCCTTCCATCTTTCACCCCGCAAGAGAGAGGACGGGCGGGAGGGTGTCGGCCCTGCCCGCCCGTGGTGGTCACATCGCGCGGCGCACCCACTTGTAGACCTTGATGCCGACCATCACGATCAGCACCGCGGCACCGATGGACGCGATCGGGGTCGCCGCGCCCTCGATGGCCGACACGACGGCCGACACGTCGACGCCGCCACCGCCACCGCTGGCGAAGGCGAACGGAGCGACCAGGGCGGCGGTGGTACCGGTCAGGGCGGCGGTGAGCTTGGAACGGTTCATGCGTTTTCTCCTAGGCTTGATCTATGAACTTGCGAAGCCGGCGAATGACGAACGCCAACGCCCAGAGCACCGCGATTTTTAGAGCGATGGCCTGGGCATCCTCGACAGACAGCGCCGGCAGGACTGTCTGCTGCGGGATCCAGATTTCTTGGGCGCAGGTGCCCGTGGCCGCGTCAAAGTCGGCCTCAAGGCAACCACGGACGACCTGCGCCATGTCACTTCACCGCTGCGGCCGTGGCGGCCGGGATCGGGATCAGCGCGATACGGCGCCCGACCTTGAGCGCGTCGAAGTCGCCGACTTCCAGCGACGACACATCGAGCAGGTACTTGCCCGGCGGATACGGCGGCTGGCCGTCGCCCAGGTTGATCGTGAAGGGCTTCGGGAAATCGTCCCCGGTTTCAATGGCCGCCTTCTGTTCGTTGAAGATGACCTGCGTCCCGTCCTTGCGCTTGACGACGCGCGGCACGGCATTGCCCGTCTTGATGATGATGCAGTTCATGCGATTGGCTCCAGTTTCCATGCGATGGTTTGGCCCTTGTGGAAGAACACCCGCCACGGCGAGGGCCAGAATTCGCCGGTGAGTTTGTCCACGTAGCCGCCAAGGGCTTTGCGGATATCGGCCAACGGGCCGAGGGCTTCGCGCGCGTCGGTGGGAGCTTTCCACCAGCGGAGTTCGCGCTTTGATTCGTCGCCAAGGCCGCCTACCCCGTGCGTGCGGAATCCCTTGGGGAAGGCTTCGGCCATCGCGCCGGTCCATTTGCTGGCGTACTTCGCCAGGTACCCGACCGCGTTACGGGCCTTCTGGATTTGCGTGTGCCCGTGAGGCCACCAGCCGCGCTTGTCCGCCTTCGGCAGGAAGATGCCGCGCGGAATCCAGATCAACACGTGGTAATGGGGGACACCGGCCTTAGTGAGTTCGCCGACCCATAGGTAACGGAGGCGCGGACGGTTGCCCCGGTAGCGAATTCGTACAGCTCTATCGAAGTAGCCCCGGATTCGCTTAAGAAGATCGCTAATGTCACGAGGGCTGCGGTCGCTTCCCTTTGCGTAGGTCGTGGTGAGCATGTACCACGCTCCACGCGTGGACCCTTTCGTCGCTTCCTGGTCATGGAGCCTCGCTCCCGTAATGATGGATTTCCGAAGCCGCATGGCCCGGATGCGGTCGCCGTCGAGAGCGATAGACACGCGGCGCGTGTCACTTGTTGAAGAATGGACAAGCCCAAGGCTCGCTGCGCTCGCCTTCGAAAACTTCGCGGCGCAGAGAGCCGGCGCGGCCTCCGCAGTGCGCGCAGCAGCAGCAGCGAGAAGCGCCAGCGCGGTCACGCGAAAAGGTCCAGTTGCGCCGGACGCGCGGCAGCGCGGCGGCGGGCGCGCTGGGCAGCGCCGAACAGGAACCAGTAGAAATCCCGGTTCACCGGGTCATGCCGACGCGCGCGACATTCGGCCAGGTACACCAGCGCGGTAGCCTTCGCGCCCTTCATGCCACCCTGCCCCACTCACGGGCGGCGGCGCGACGCTGGCCGGCGCGCAATGCGCGCTTCGATTCCACGACGAGCGACGCGGCCCGATAGGCCGACCAGGCGCGGCGCTGTTGCTCAGCGCGAATGGCACGAGCGAGCCGGAGCGCTCCGGCTCCGATCAACAGCAGCGCTGCGATGGCGAGAACGTCTAGCGCGGCGATCATGCCGCACGCTCCCGGCGAACAATGGTCCTCGAACCCTTGCAGGCGGTTTCAAACTGGTGCGCCCAGCGGTAGGCAGTCGTGCGGTCCGGGCTGGCGTACTCGCGCACCCACTCGCCGGCCGAAGCGTCGAAGCGATAGACAGCGAACATGTCGAATCCCCTACC